TGCCTGTGCGCCTCCCAGTGCCAGTTCCATCGGTACGTCCGTATAATTTCCGCTGGTGCCGGACCGCCAGTGGAAGGTCGCCGACTCCATTGTAAACGGCACGTGAACTGCGTCTGATGCGCTTATCGTGATATGGAACCCCGTCTCAGACGCTGCAGAAATACGCCCGGACGTTGGAGAGTTGATCGGGGAGATTTGCGAAACGCCGCTGTAGGTTATGGTGACGCTTCCTGTGCTCGACACCGTATAATCTGCCTGGTACTGGTTTCTTGCCCGTACACGCCACTTGAGTGTCCCGGCCGGGAACTGTCCTGCGCCGGAAGTGTAAGAGCTTACTTTTTCGGCTCGATTGACGAGGATCTCCCAGGAGATGCCTTCGTCTGTTGATACCTCAAAAATGGTCCTGCTGATGCTTCCGCTGCCGTTGGTGATAGACCAGGCAAACGGGATTGGCTCAGAGCCAGATTTCTGCCCGCTTGTGGGAGTTGTCAGCGTAATGGATGCGGGCGTATAGGCAATTGTTATATTTGCTGTCGCCCAGTTTTCCTCATACCCGCTCTGATAGCTGTTCTTCGCCCGTACGCGCCAGCGCAGTGACCCCGCCGCAAACTGCGCGGCGCTGCTCTTGTAGCTTGTGACAGAGCCTGTACTGTCTATAAGTGTCTCCCACGTGACCCCGCTGTCCCTGGAAATCTGCAGCTGAGTCCCCGTGATCTTTCCGCTGCCGGGCGTGACAGTCCAGTCGAATGCGATCTGTGCGTCTCCCTGAAAGGTCCCGCTTGTGGGTCTTGTAAGCGTGACAGATGCCGTGTTATAGATGGCGGTAAAGCTTGCCTGTACCCATCTCGACCAGCCGGTATCATAATCCAGCACGCGCACGCGCCAATATACTGTTCCAGCTGGGAAAAAGCCCGCTTCCGTTTCAAAGCTGGTTTCCGTGCCGGTTCGATTTCCTCCCATCGTTTGCCACGTGCTTTGATCGGTGCTCCATTGCGCTTCCCAATTCCGAATATCACCGCCCGTCGTTGACCACTGGAAGGCTATCTTTTGGCTTGCGTCAAACTGACCGCTTTTAGGCTTTACGATGGTTGTCGTGACTGCCCCGTAACGGTTGAGTGTAAAGCTCGCGCTGGTGTTTGTCCTGCCGAGCGTATCAGAGCAGCGCAGCGTCACGCGCATGCTGTCTGATGTCACGCCTGCCGCAGTGAACCATGATTCTTCACATTCGATACTGAATGTGTCTTTTTTTACCGTGACTGACCGGCCCAGCGGCGTCGTCGTGCCGAAATACGGCGTGACGGTGACCGTCGCTCCAAGCCGTGAGTCCGCAAAGCTGAAGCTTGCCTCCTTGTCGACATAGGCCGTCGGTGTGATCACCTCAACGGTCAAGGGGATTTGTGAGTAGGTGATGGATGCGGTAACGGCGCCTGGTTTCCACCAAAGCGGTGTGAAGACCCATTTTGACAGCTCAAACACAATATACGCATATCCGCTCGCGTCAAAGCTCATGCCGGATATTGTGTATTGATGCTCTCCCGATTTCGCGTCTCTGTACACGGTCTGTGCCAGCGCCGTCCCTGATGATGGGTCTTGGTCAAAGATGGATGCAATTATGTCCGCTTCTATAGATATCATATCAGAAACGGCAAAATAGGCCGGTATGGTCACTTGCGTGATTCTCACGTTATTTACCGGGAATCTGACCGCTACTTTATCGTTTGTATCCAGGCTGATATCGTCAATAAGCCCCGAGCTTTCCTGTGCTTTCCACTCTCCCCATTTCCCGTCACGGTATATTTTATAGGCGTTGGTAATGGCTGTCATATTAGCCATACAGCATCCTCCCCCTCATGTGCATACCGGAAAACTCATTGAGCAGCGCCCGCATGAGCTGGTTGTTTTCGCTTTGCAGCTGCTCCATGCGCCGGGTGTCGGTGGGCGCCGCCGCTGCCGAAATTTGGCGGCTTTCCTGGTTGGAGTAGATCTGCGAGCCCTGAGGCAGCCGCACAAGCTCCGGTCCGCCTTCACCGACCCACGTGAGTCCGCCGCGCCAGTTGTCCGTACCGGCGGCGTTGTAGCCCGCAAACGCGGGGTTGTAATCGTCCACGTAGTAGCCCATGCTGCCGACATCGGTCATGGTCTGCTGGATCGTCGCCCCGTCCAGGCGTGAAACCCAGTCGAAGAATGCCGCCGCTTTTTCTGCCGCCCACGCAAAAGCATCTGCGGCAACATTCAATGCGCCGGTAACAACCGGCAGCACTGCATCTGCAAGGTTGAGCAGCGAGTCTCCTATTCTTGCCAGCGGCCCTATAAACGCCCCTATTTTTTCAAGCATGCCGGATTCGACAAGCTTGTCAGCCGCTTTTACCGCCAGGTCGCCAAACTCCTCCATCACCTTTGTACTCACGGGGGCAAATTCCACGGCAAGCTTTTTCTTTACGTCGTCAAGCTTGGTCTGGTATTCCTGGTATGCGTCGTCGACCTCTCCGAGCTTCTGGATCTGGCTCTCGTCCAGGACGTGGCCGTTTTCCACGGCGGCGTCCATCATATCCTGCAGGGCGTCGGTGCCCGCGTCGATAAGCGGCTTTAATTCCGCATAGCTCTTGCCGAAAATGTCATTGGAAAGCGCGTCGCGCTCTGTGGCGTTTTCCACTTCGCCCAGCGCGTTGATCACGTCCTTGAAGGTCTCCCAGTTGTCCCGCAGCTGCCCGTCGGAGTCGGTAACGGCAACGCCCAGAGTCTGGAATGCTGCCGCCTGTTTTTCGGCGCCGTCCCGAGCGCTGTCCATGCTCTGCGTGAGTTTGACAAGGCTTTTGTCGATGCCCTCGAAGTCAAGAAACTTGCTTGCGTAGTCAAGCTGCTGCAAAAGATCGGTGCTCAGGCCCGTTTGTGCCGACTGCGTGAGCAGATCGTCCGCCCAGTGGGCCTGCTCAAGGGTCAGCTCGTTGAGCTTCTGCACGGCCTCGATCCCGGCTTTGATTCCGTCGATCGTGAGTTTTACCGCTCCGATCCCGGCCGCGGCCGCAGCCATGGCGGCGACGGTCCCGGTGGAAAAGCCGTCCACGTGGTCGAGCGCGCCCTTGATGCTGTCCGGCAGGTGAACGCCAAACTTGTCGGCCAGGCCGGAGACCTGGTCGCCCAGTGTTGTCAGGTCCTCACGTAAAAATTTTGTTTTGTCACCCTGCTGCTCGATCTCCTTGTTGGTCTCGTCCAGCGCCCGGCGCAGCTTGATCTCCTGCGTCTCGGCGGTGTTGAGCTGCACCTGCCACTCCTGGGTCCGCTTGTCTGCCTCGCCGTACTGTATGGCGGCATTCTTGAAGGCCTCGCGAAGGGTTTTGACTTTGTCCTCCTGCTGCTGCAGCTGGCGCCGGAGCACATCGCCTTTGGCGTTCAGAGCCTCGATGCTGTCCTCGTTGTCCTTGTACTGTTCGGAGACCTTGCGGAGCTCGGAGGCGAGGACCTGGTTGCCCTTGTTGAGCTCGGATATCGCCTGTTTATATTCTTTCTCGCCGTCGATCTCGATTTTGAGACCGACCTTGCGCTGATTTGCCATGTCAGAAACCTCCCATCTGAGAGATTGCGGAGTAAATGCCCGGCGGCTCGCCGTCCGGTTCGGTGCCCACAGTGGGCACCTGCCGCGGCTTCAGCCGCTCAAAATAGCTGTCGAAAAGCGCGTGCAGCCGCGCGGGGGTCATCGTGCGCCAAAAATCGCGCTCGGGCATGTGCAGCTCAAAAAGCCAGATACTCAAATACCGGGCGAAGTCGATGGAATCGGACTCCGCCCGGCCTGTCAGTTTCCCGGCGTCGGCTCCGGCTGCTGCGTATTTTTGCCCACATCGCCTGATTTCGGGGGCGTGAGCGCGTCTATGACCAGAGAGAAGATCTCGGCCGAGGGCACAGCCTCGGGCCTCAGAACGCGGCCCAGGGCCCGCCAGGTGAATTCCAGCGGCATACCGTCCGCATCGGTCCATCCCTGCTCGTCGGCGTAGTCGGTCATCATGGCCGCCAGGAACATGAGCGCGTTTTTCATGCCGCGCTTGCCGTCAAAGGCGGGCGAGATGGTGCCGCCGCTGGCTTCCTGCACGTCGGCCAGCACGTTCATGTTGCACGTGAGCTTGTACGTTCTGCCCTCAAAGACAAAGGGCAGCGTTTTCTGCCGGATATCCATGGATTAGCCTCCCGCGCCGGCCGGCTGCACAAAGCACGCCTCGCACCAGGCCTTCGCCTCGGCCTCGGTGTCGAGGATGGCCACGTCGCGGATGACGTGCTCGTCCGTGTCGTCGGGGAGGAAGCGGCCCGTGGTGGTCGGGGTCCGGAAGGCGATGTTGTTGTCGCGGGTCTGCATCGTGCTGTTCGGGGAGGAGAATTTGACGCAGGGGACAAACACCGCCGCCCATTTCTTGACATGATTGATCATGTCCGGGCTGTAGACGGCAAAGCCCACATAGGGCGCGTTGTCGCCGCTGGTGTCTGCCACGCTGGTGATCGTCTTGGTGACGTTAACACCCTGGTCGTTCTGGTAGGTGATCTGGCGCGTTTTTTCTTTATTGCCGAAGGCGAGCACCTTCATCTCCGGAGAGAAAAACGTCGCCTCGAAGGTGATATTGCCGCCGACCGCCTCGCGCAGGTACTCGCGCAGGCCGTCGCAGCCCCAGAGCTCAGCCTCTGCAAACTGGAGCTGCAGATCCGCCGTGCGGGCGCAGCCGCCGGAGATCGGCGTGCCGTAGGTGACGGCGCCGTTGGCGTCGACGTTGTATTTTGCAATCGTAGCGCCGCGAAGGCCGATTCTTGCCATGTTGTTGCTCCTTTCGTTTCAGGCCGTCAGGCCTCGTTGAAGGTGTCGACCATCCAGTCGCCGACGACCTTTTCTCCGGGCTCGGAGATCTGATCGCCGTACTGTTCGCCCGCCTGCCGGATAAAGGGCCGGGCGGGCTGGCCTTCCTTGCCGTATTCGTTGATAAACGCGATTTCGCCGTTTCGCGTGGTGGTGTTGCCGCGCCGGCGGCTGTCGGAGAAGGTGACCTCGCAGCGGCCGCCGTCGTCGGTCTGTTTGGGCTTGGTGTGCGTGATCTTGTCCAGAATGTGCACGCCGCTTTCCGGGTCGCGCACGCCCATGCTCTGCCCGGTGCGCCTCACGGCGTCTTCGCCGACCTCGGCCATCTGATCCAGCGCCCGCTGCGTCACATCCCAGGGGACATCGCCGAGTTTATTAAACATGGCGTTGATTTCCGTGAAGCCACTAACCGTTACAATCGCCATAGTCCACACCCCCGTCGCAGTATTCGCACTCAATAGCATAGTGCTGGCCGTGCTCACTGTGGGCCGGGTTGATGTCCGGGCTTGTGAAGTCTGCGTCCGCCAGCGCGAGACAGATTTTTGAGATCATGGGGCCGGGGTTTTTCTTGTCGGGGAGGTAGTAGTGCACCTGCACCAGATACCGCGCCGCCTGGGCGAAGTCGCCGCCGTGGGCGCTTCCCAGCGTCGTGTAATTGGTCACGATGTACTCAAGCTCCGGCCCGGTGTACTTGTTGGGGTATACCGGCAGCCCCAGCGGCTTGAGCGCCGTCTGCAAAGCTTCCGCGCAGCTCATCGCACCACCTCCGACAAAATCAGCGTGATGGTGTCGAAGGACGCGGGGAAGCTGCGGATCACGCGATAGCGGCGCCCCTCAAACTCGGCAAAGCGCTCGCCGTTATAGTCCACGCGCTGCAGCTCCACGCTGTCCGTCGCCTGCAGTCCCTGTTTGTTGGAGAGGTAAAACTCATTCTGGCTTACGCCCTCCTCCCAGTTGCAGAAGACCGACCGCCGCTGGGCCGGTTCCACACCGTAGCCTTCGGAGTCCTGGTTGTCCGCAAAGATCAGCAGATCCGCCTCGTCGCTCCACGGGGTATGGTAGTTTGCTCTCATTCCAGCGCCTCCCGTGCCTTCTCGCCGAAGATGCGGTTATTAAGCGCTTTGCGCAGCATGGGGCCCATCGGATCCTGCGTCACGCGGGCCCTCCAGCGCCATTCGGCGTACATGAGGATGAGGTTGCGGTCCCGCGCGGTCTTTTCCAGCGTTGCGCCCTCGGCGGTGATCTCCTGGATGGCGGTCCGGATCTGGTCCGCGAGCCGTTCATCGTAGGCGGTGGATTTGAGCCCGAGATCGACCTTCATGGCCACCAGCAGCTCCTCCGCATACAAATCGCAGTTTGTCATGTTCCGCCCTCCTCGATCGCGTTGATGATTTCAGCCTTTTTCATCCGGAGGCTCACCCCCTCCACGCCCAGCTCGTTGGCCATTTCAATAAGCTGCGCCTTTGTCAGCTCATCAAGATTGCTGGACGGGGAGGG